CGTACCTGTGGGCAGTGCATTAGCCCGCAAGATCTATGGCGCCGCGCTCTTTGCGCGGATTATTCAGGCTCCGTCGTTCACCAAGACACTGACCGGCGACGCCCCCAACCAGGGATCCGCCGAAGGCAAACTGAAGGGCCAAACCAGCCCGACGATGCCGATCGTGCGCGTGACTGACCTCTCCAAGACCAACGGCGACACCGTCTCTGTTGACTTGTTCGACACCATCAACGGCAAACCCCTGGTGGGTGACCGCTCTGCGGAAGGCACCGGCGAGAAGCTCACCAGCTCCTCGATGGACATCCGCATCGATCTTCTGACCAAGGCGGTTGATGCCGGCAAGAAGATGGCCAATCAGCGCACCGTGCATAACCTGCGTGGGATTGCGATGGCACAGCTGGAAGGTTACTTCCCGCGTCTCTATGACCAGCTGAGCATCGTCCACCTGGCAGGCGCCCGCGGCTCCCTGACCGGCCGTGACTGGATCGTTCCGATCGCCTCTGACGCTGACTTCAGCGACATTCTGATGAATACGGTGAAGGCTCCTACCTACAACCGTCACTTTGTCACTTCGGATGCCTCTGGCGGTATCGAGAAGGGTGGTATCGGCCTCAACAGCATCGCCAACACCGACTTCCTGACCCTGGCTCACATCGACACCCTGTCGCTGTTGCTGGAGGACCAGGAGTTCCCGATGCCGAACGTCAAGGTGGCGGATGATCCTGCCGCTTCTGACGAGCCCATCAAGGCGATCCTGTGGGTGACTCCGCGTCAGTGGCACCACATGCAGACCGAAGGCGGCACCAGCAACCTCTGGAGAACCTTCCTGCAGAACGCCTGGGTACGCAAGAGCTACGGCTCCAAGCACCCGCTGTTCAGTGGTGAGCCGGGCCTGTGGAACGGCATTCTCGTCAAGAAGCTCCCGCGGTTTACCGTGCGCTTCGCTCAGAACGAAGTCACCAAGATCGTCACCGCAGCCAACAAGCTGACCGCGACCGAAAGTGATCAGGCCGTCGCCGCTATTGGCACCAGCCACGTCGTCGAACGCGCCATCCTCACCGGTGGCCAGGCTCTGGCGATGTGCTACGGCCGCAACAACGGCAATGGCGGGGTGTTCTCATGGATGGAGCGGAGGTACGATTTTGATAGAGGTCTGGAAGTAGCCGGCGACGCAATGTTCGGCATGTCTAAACTTCGATTCAATTTCACCAACGCTGACGGATCCTCTGAACCGACCGATTACGGCGTGGCCGTGGTGGATTCAATCGTGTCCTTATAGTCGAAGTCATACTCTTGCGGTCTTGTATAATACCGGTGACTCACAACCGCCGGTATTTATATGAAGACTTGCAACGGGTGCTCTATTGAGAAAGATGAATCACAGTTCTACTTTCGGAATGGCAGGTTAGCTGCCGAGTGCAAGGGCTGTGAGAAACAAAAGGCACAAGAGCGAGCGAGTAGGCATAGACAGAATGCGTCAGCGCCAGAGGCAAAGACGTGTCCAGTTTGCCAAGTCGAAAAGCCGATTACGGCGTTTAATCTCAATCGCTCAGGCCCGACTGGCCACGCCGCGTATTGCAAGCAGTGCGTAAGCGCTTACAACAAGAGCAGGCTGAAGCCAGTTGTTGCCGCCGAGAAGGTGATTCCTGAAGAAAAACACTGCCCCGGGTGCGACCAAGTCAAACCAAGGGCGGCGTTCTACAGGAGTTCGTATCGGCCGAATGGATTGTCTTGCTGGTGCATTAAGTGCCAGAAAAAGGCGCAGGCAAGAATAAGGGATACCAATCCCGAATCTTGTTTGTTGGCCCAGGCCAAAAACCGAGCCAAGTCCAAAAAGATACCGTTCAATATCGATATCACGGACATTGTCATGACAGACAAGTGTCCGGTACTTGGTATTGAGTGGCGATCAGGCGGAAACGACACAGTGCCATCGCTGGACAAGATTGACCCAGCGAAGGGTTATGTGAAGGGCAACGTGGTAGTCGTCTCAATGAGGGCAAATCGACTGAAGAATGACGCAACACCTGATGAGCTACGAAGGCTCGCCGACTTCTACGGATCTCTGTAGAAGCCACCAACCCAACCCACGACCCGCTTCGGCGGGTTTTTTATTGAGGAAACCTTTATGGCAACTGTAACTGCATCCACGCTGACCCGGGCCCCTGTGTCCGAGCGCAGCTATAACTATTCCGACCAGGCCAGCATCACCGCGACGCCTGCTACCGGAGACCTGTGGAACTTCCTGGTCATCCCGGCCGGCACCGAGATCCGCTCCATCACCATCCAGAACGCTGATCTGGGCACGGCCGCTCCGCTTGATCTGGGCTTTGCTCCGGTTGACGGCTCTTCCGGTACTGCAGCGGCTTTCCTGGACGACTATGCCGCTGGCACTGCTGTCGCTGCTGGATCTGCCAAGACCTACCTGCTGGCAACGCCGGTAAAAGTTGAGAAGGACAGCTTCCTGCAGGCCGTGTTCGGCACGATCGACACCGGCGCATCCGGTGCTGTGACCGTGCAGATCAATGGCAAATTGCTCGGCCCGAAATAAGGGCCGCCTGGCCCGAGTTCGCTCGGGCCTCTTAATTTTCGTGAGACTTCCATGCTGAAAGTCAAATTCATCGGCGAGAGCCCTTCCGGAAAGCGCCTTTTGTGCGGCAAAACCCTCGTCACCTGGACTGAACCGGGTGATGTGCAGGAGGTGCCAGAGGCGGGTAGGGCGGCCATCGAAAGCAATGCCCATGTCTGGGAAATCGTAGGCCACTCAAATGCGCCGGAACCTGCTGAAATCACAGTAGAAACCGTTGAAGAGCCGCCACTTGACCCGCCTTTGGTGGATCTTAATGTGATGGACAAGGCGCAGCTGAAAGCCTATTGCCAGCGTGAGTTTGGTGAGCAGGTCGACAAGCGCTGGACGGAATCCAAGATTCGTCAGTACATCACCTCACAGATCGGTAGACGTCGCTAATGGCCTATTCCGCAGAAGACAGCATCGCCCTGGAGTCCCTTGTCGGACCGATGATGCTGGACTGCCCGATCCCGATCGCTTCTCAGGGGATTCTCTGGGCGGCGATCGAGTTCTGTGAGCGGACTCGCGCCTGGTCAAATCAACTGAGACGCACCATCAATGCCGGCACCCAGCATATCGCGCTGGCTCCGGATGACGATGCCTCGATTTTCTACATCGATGACGTCCGTTGGGATGGAGGCCTCCTGAACCCAGTAACGCGCCAGGAGGCCCAGGATCTCGATTACGACCAGCCATTTGGCTTCTATCGCCCCAACCCGGAAACGCTCTCTCTGGCGCCTGCAGCGAGCTCCCTGGGCGTGTTATCGCTGACGATGTTCTTGGCTCCGCTTCGGAATGCCACGTCGATTCCGAAAATGCTCTATGACCTGCACTGGGACGCTATCGAGGCGAACGCTCTCTGGCGATTGATGAAGGTGCCGAATCGGCCCTGGTCGGATCCCAACCAGGCGGTGTTCTACAAGCAGGAATTCGAGCGACTGGTCGGGACTTATTCGATCGTCGCTGACAAGGACGGCACTCAGAAACCACTGAGAGTTGCCAACGATTTTTAACCCGTCGTGATGACGGCATTTTCCCGTAGCAGGAACCTAACATGGCACTGACCGCACAAAACATTCTGGATCGTTCGAGCATGATCATCCAGGACTTGACCAACGTCCGTTGGCCGACGACTGAAATCCTCAACTGGTTGAACGATGCGCGGCGCGAGCTGGCGGTGGTGCGGCCGGATATCTATTCCACATCGCAGACGCTGACCCTGGCGGCGGGGGCGAAACAATCGCTTCCAGCCAACGGCCTGCGGTTGATGGATGTTCCGCGTAACAGCAATGGCGCGGCGATCACCATCACCAATCGCGGCTTCCTCGATCAGCAGCAGCCCGCCTGGCACCAGACTACTGCGGCCGGTGGGGTGATCAAGCACTTCATGCTCGACGAGCGGGACCAGAAGACCTTCTGGGTCTACCCGCCGGCGCTGTCCTCGTCTTCGGTGGAAATCATTTACCAGCAGGCGCCAGCGGATTACACCGCGGCATCGAGCTTGACCGCCTACGAAGAACTCTACGGTGGGGCGATGGTGGACTACATCTGCTACCGCGCCTTCAGCAAGGACTCTGAGTACGCCGGCAATGCCCAACGCGCCCTGGCGCACTACCAGCAGTTCATCAATGCGCTCCAGGGCGGACGGATGAACGACCTCGGCTACAGCGCCAATCAGAACAACGTCGGCGGGGCGAAGAATCGTCCCCAGGGCGGCGGCATTGGCGGTATGACGACGGCGCAGAGCTAAGTCATGGCCGAGCGCATCTTGCTGGTTCAGGGGGACACGCTCCCCTCGGTGGTGGTGTCGATCTTCAAGGATGATCTGTCGGCCCCCCTGGACTTGCGCGGCTCTACGGTGTTGATGAAGTTCCGCGAGGCGGGATCCGATACCATCAAGGCGACGCTGACCGGGACCTTGCTGCAAGGCTACGACAACGGCTCCGGGGTCGTAGACACGTCGCCGCCCTATGACTTAAACGACGGCCGCGGCGGACGGGTGCAGTTCAACTGGACGGCCGATGCCCTGGATGCCGAAGGCTCGTTTGAAGGCGAGGTCGAGGTCACCAACGGCAACGCCC